CATATACAAATCCAACATATACTACGATAAACTCGATTGGTCGTCAATGGGTATTTGAATATGGATTAGCAATAGTTAAAGAAATTTTAGGATATGTAAGAGGTAAATATTCAACCGTACCCATTCCTGGATCTGAAGTAACCTTAAACCAAGGAGATTTAATTTCTGCAGCAACAACCGAAAAACAAGCATTAATTGAACGTTTAAGAGCATATTTAGATACAACATCACGTAAAGTTTTACTTGAAAATAAATCACTTGAAGCAGAATACCAGAATAAAACTATAGCACAAGTACCAATGACAATTTTTATAGGATAATATGGCTCTTTACGGTACATCTCGAGACGTTTCATTATTTAGACACATTAACCGTGAGTTGTTACATGATATCATCACTCAACAATGCGTATATTACCAATTTAAAACAGCAGAAACTAAAGTAAATATCTATGGTGAATCAGCAGGTGCAAAATATTATAAAGAACCTGTAATTTTAAATATGTTACTTGATTTAGGAGATATAACATCCCCAACTGGAGATATGGGTGTAGATTATGATTTACCAATTACATTTAAGTTTTTAAAAGATGATTTAGTTGATGCTAATGTTTTACCTAAAATTGGAGATATAGTAATGTGGTATGAAGGATATTGGGAATTAGATAATGTAGCAGATAATCAATTATTTGTAGGTAAAGACCCAGATTACCCATACAGCCCAAATCCATTAAATCCAGGATTAGAAAATTTTGGATATAATATATCTCTTACATGTACTGCTCATTATGTTCCTTCGGATCGTGTAGGTATAACTAAAGAAAGGATATAAAACCATGCCATCAATTAGAAAACCACAACCAAAATCTCAAAAAGAGATATCAAATGGTTTAGTAGATCCTTATGTTTCTCCGGAAACCGGTCAATCTTTAGGCAACCCAAATACTCAAACAGAATTTAATCAATTTTCTGCAAATGATCAAAATGGAGTTAATTTTAATCGGTCTTTACAAATGTCATTTAAAGATGACACAACAAAACCCTTTACTTTAGGTTTACAGGATATAGATGAGTCAATAATGTATTATTTCCAAAATGTTATTAGACCTACTGTTTTACAAAATGGAGTAAGAATACCAGTACCTGTAATTTATGGATCTCCTGAAAGATGGAAATCTACTCAAAAAGATGGATACTATAAAGATAAGAACGGTGCAATTATGTCTCCTTTAATTATGTTTAAACGAGATACAATTGATAAAAATCGTTCTCTTTCAAATAAATTAGATGCTAATACACCCCATTTATATACATCTTTTAAAAAAACATATAATTTAAAAAATGATTATTCAAATTTTAATATATTAAATAATAGAATCCCAACCGAACAATTTATAGTAAACGTAGTACCTGATTATGTAACTTTAACATATAGTTGTACTATCCAAACATACTATGTTGAACAACTAAATAAAATAATTGAGGCCGTTAACTATGCTTCAGATTCATATTGGGGTGATCCTGAACGTTTTAAATTTAAAGCATCTATTGATTCATATTCAACCACTGTAGAAATTACAGATAATACAAATAGAATTGTAAAAGGAACATTTTCCATTAAATTATTTGGATATGTAGTACCTGACACAATTCAAAAAGAATTAACAGCAATTAAAAAATATAACAGTAAATCTCAAGTTATAATAGGAATAGAAACAGTTAATGGTATGTCTGAATTTGTATCATCTGGAAAGAAAAAATCTTCAACCTCATTCCCACTTACTCCTACTAGTGGTGGTGGTGGTGAAAATTATATTGATCCTGTTACTTTAGCGTATTTAAGTACTAATATACAAAAATTAGGAACATTTAATTCTTCAACTACAATAACATTTGCTAGTGGTTGGTTAAATTCCCCAATAGGACTTCCAACAACTTCCCTTAATAATTTTTCTATATTCTGTAATGGTACTTTAATTGAAAACACCGCTATAGTTTCCTTTACTGAAAGTGGAGGTATAACAACATTAGTAATTAGTCCATCATTATTAGGATATAGTTTTAATTCAAATGATGAGGTAATAGCAATTGGAAAATTTAATAGTTAACGTTTAATATTTATAATAAAATGGCAGCAAAAGCAAAATCACAAGCAACAATTTCATTTGTAAGAAAACCTAAAGTAAAAAGACCAGGAATTCATGCTAAAACAAAATTTAGCAAAAGTAAAAATAGTAAAAACTACGTAAAACCTTACGCAGCACAAGGGAAATAAAATGGCAATAATTAGACCAGAACAATTAGCAACAGGATCCTATAATCTTACAGGATCATTTAGTGGCTCATTTACTGGAACAGTATCAGGTAATATTTTAAATGCACAAACTGCTTCATATGTAACAGGTTCAATATTTACAAGTACAAATCCTGTTATAAGTGCTTCATATGCTCAAACAGCATCTTACGTTCAAAATGCTCAAAGTTCAAGTTTTGCTCAAACTGCTTCATATGCTTTAAATGCAATTTCAATATTTCCATTTACTGGGTCCGCAATTATAACAGGATCTTTAGGTGTAACAGGTTCAATTTCTACATCCGTCACAAATGGAACCATTAATGGCTTACTTATAAGCACAGGTGGTGGAAATGTTCCCTTAAACATTTCAATTGGTTCAACAACAGCCTTTAGCTCCTCTGCAACAGGTACATCAAATTTTGCAGCAGGAAGCGGATCTTTATCTATAAACACAACAGGAGGAGGCAACACAGCAATAGGACGTAGAACTTTATATCAAAACACAACTGGAGGAGGCAATAATGCATTAGGAACTTATGCTTTATGCCTTAATACAACAGGATTTACTAACACAGCAATAGGATATGGTACTTTACGCAATAATACAGTAGGACAACTTAATATAGCAATATCACGTAATGCTTTATGCTCTAATACAATAGGATCTAACAACACAGCATTAGGTTATCGTGTTTTAAACAATAACACATCAGGATCCCACAATACAGCAATAGGAGATAGTACTTTAGGCAATATCACATCAGGATCTAACAACATAGCATTTGGTCAACAAGCAGGATTAAATTTTACCGGAAATTCCTCAAACAATATAGCAATTGGATTTGTTGCAGGTCCTTCAGCATTAACTCAAGAAAGCAATAAATTATATATTGCTTCTGGCTCCGGCACACCACTTATAAAGGGTGACTTTGCTTTAAAAACAGTAAATATTTCCGGTTCTTTAACAGCAACATCATTTACCGGATCTTTACGTGGAACCGCTACAACAGCAAGCTATGTTTTAAATGCTGTAAGTTCAAGCTTTGCTACAACGGCTTCATACGTTCAAAATGCTCAAACGGCATCTTACGTTCAAAATGCCCAAACAGCTTCATTTGCTGTAAGTTCTTCATACGCTTTAAGTTCAAGCTTTGCTTCAACGGCTTCATTTGCTACAAATGCTTTAAGTGCCTCATATGCACCAGATACAACATTCCCATATACAGGATCCGCACGAATAACCGGATCATTAGGTATAACAGGCTCAATTTCAACATCCGGTTCAAACGGTACCATTAATGGTTTATTTGTAAGTTTAGGTGGTGGAAACATTCCCTCAAATATCTCAATTGGTTTAACAACAAATTTTAGCTCTTCTGCAACAGGTGGAAATAATTTTGCAGCTGGAGATGGAGCTTTAAGCAAAAATACAACAGGAGTACACAATACAGCAATAGGAAAGTGTGCTTTAACAGCTAATACAACAGGAAATTACAATACAGCAATAGGAGCTCAAACTTTACTTAATAATACAACAGGATGTTACAATACAGCAATAGGACGTTCTGCTTTAGATAGTAATACAACAGGATGTTACAATACAGCAATAGGAAGTCGTGCTTTAGATAATAACACATCAGGATCCCACAATACAGCAATAGGAAGTAATACTTTAGGCAATAACACATCAGGATCCCACAATACAGCAATAGGAAATCTTGCTTTATATAGGAATACAACAGGATCAAACAATACAGCAATAGGAAATTTTGCTTTACGCAATAACACATCAGGATCCAACAACACAGCAATAGGAAATCAGGCTTTACGTGACAATACAACAGGATGCTCTAATACAGCAATAGGAAGTCGTGCTTTAGATAATAATACATCAGGATCAAACAATACAGCAATAGGAAATTTTGCTTTACGCAATAACACATCAGGATCCAACAATACAGCAATAGGAAATCTTGCTTTATATAGTAATACAACAGGATGCTCTAATATAGCAATAGGAAAATATGCTTTAATTGAGAATTGCACAGGAAACTACAATACAGCAATAGGTCAATGTACTTTATGTTGTAACACAATAGGATCAAATAATATAGCACTTGGTCAAAATGCAGGATGTTTATTCTCTGGAAGTTCCTCAAATAATATAGCAATTGGATTTAGTGCTGGCCCTTCAACCTTAACTCAAGAAAGCGACAAATTATATATAGCATCGGGCTCCGGTACACCATTGATAAAAGGTGATTTTGCTTGCAAAGGAGTATCTATAAATTCATTTTTAAATCTTTTAGGGTCAGATCCACTTCCAACATCAGGTGAATTTAGTTGTAATGGTACTATAGCATTTTCCTCTAGTGGAAACTTTTTCTTTAGAAGTGCAAGTGTATGGTCTAAATTAAATCTATAATTGTAATAAAATAAAACATACATAGCATAATAAAATATATTTAACGTTTAATATTTATAATAAAATGGCAGCAAAAGCAAAATCACAAGCAACAATTTCATTTGTAAGGAAACCTAAAGTAAAAAGACCAGGTGTCCATGCTAAAACAAAATTTAGCAAAAGTAAAAATAGTAAAAACTATGTTAAATCATATGTGGCTCAGGGAAAATAAATTTATATATTTATAACTACAACCCTATAAATTAAAAAATTATGTCTATTATTAAAGAAGTTACAGAACAAAAGTTTTTAACAGAAGAAGAAAAAACTACATTAAAAGAAATCCAAAACAAATCCCAATCTCTAGTAGTAGAGTTAGGTGAAATTTCAATGATTAAAATTCAAATTGAAAACAGATATGAAACTGCAAAATCATACCTAACAGAGATATCAAATCAAGAAAAAGAATTTACAAAAACTTTATTTGATAAATATGGAAAATTTAACCTAGACCCAGAAACAGGCGAAATTATTAAATCAAATTAATATATTCAAATTTTTGCCATATTTATAATAAAAATAATTTATAACAAATGGCAGAAACAATTGTATCCCCTGGTGTATTAGCTATAGAAAATGATCAATCATTTATAACCCAACAACCAATCCAAGCAGGAGCCGCTATAATAGGCCCAACAGTTAAAGGTAAAGTTGGTATTCCTGTTTTATGTACTACTTATAGTGATTATTTAAATAAATTTGGCTCTACATTTTTAAGTAGTAGCCAAACTTACACATATTTTACCTCTATTGCAGCATATAACTATTTTAATAGTGGAGGAGATACTTTACTAGTAACACGTGTAGTAAGTGGAACATTTACTTCAGCAACATCCTCTATATATTCTTCAATTGCAGCAACTTCTGCATCATCAACAGTTAATTTAACATATGTTTCCGCAAGTTTAGCGTCTGTTGGTTCTCAATCTTTAAATATAAATGGTATTACTTTATTTTACACTGGATCGGCAACTTTACCCGCAAACACTTCCACTGTAATTTATATTAGAACTGGTTCATTTGCTGCATCAACTGTAGCGGATTATGTAACTACTTCTTCTGCAATATTTAATTTTAGTAGTTCAATAGCTCCTTATAGTGCTTCTTTACAATTTATAAGTTCAAGTAATTCCTCTCCAAATTTAGTATTAACCTCAATTAATCCTAACGGATTAGCAGGAAATTTATTTTTCATAACTTCTGGTTCTACAACAACATATTTTACTGGTGGAACTAACACAACATCCTTTACTTTAGAAACATTATCTGAGGGAATAATAATGAATAGTGCTGGACCAACTGGATCTAACGGATCGTTATTAAGTGGTTCTTCTGAAAATTTTAGATGGCAAATAACTAATAATAATATTAATGATGGGACTTTTTCTTTAGTTATTAGACAAGGAAATGACACATCATTATTCCCTTCAATTTTAGAAACTTGGAATAATTTATCATTAGATCCTTTATCTTCAAATTACATTGAAAAAGTAATAGGTAATCAAAAAGAAACAGTACTTGAGGATAACGGAGAATATTATTTACAATCTAGAGGAAGTTTTTAAAACCAATCTAGATATGTTAGAGTTAAAAATGTATTACTCCCAACACCAGAATATTTAGATAATAATGGAGCTTCAAAATCTCAATTTACTGGTTCTATTCCATATCTATATAATGGTGAATTTGCAACAGCAACTGGTAAAAATATTCCAAATACTACTGGAAAATATTTTGAAAATATTACAAATAGTAGTATTCAAGGATTATCTGCAAACGATTATACCTCTTCAATATCATTACTTGCTAATAAAGATGCATATAAATACAATTTATTAACTGCTCCCGGATTAATAGCAGATTCAACTAATTACCCACTTCATACTGATGCTGTTAATCTTTTACTTAATACAGTACAAAACAGAGGAGATTCAATGACTATATTAGATCTTGTAGGATATGGCTCTAATATAACTCCAGTAACAATAAATTCAATTACTTACAATACTTCTTATGCAGCAGCATATTGGCCTTGGGTAAAAACCGTTGATCCTAATACAGGTAATCAAGTTTGGGTACCAACATCTGTTATGATCCCTGGAATATATGCATTTAATGATAAAATAGCAGCTCCATGGTTTGCTCCAGCAGGTATTAATCGTGGTGTATTAAGTAATGTAATACAAGCAGAGCGTTATTTAACTCAAGGGAATAGAGATACTTTATATGAAAGTAATGTAAACTCAATTGCAACTTTCCCAAACACAGGAGTAGTAGTATTTGGACAAAAAACATTACAAAAGAAAAAAAGTGCTCTTGATCGTGTAAATGTAAGACGTTTACTAATTGAGTTAAAAAATTATATATCTCAAATAGCAGATAGTTTAGTATTTGAACAAAATAATCTTATTACACGCAATAATTTTTTATCTCAAGTTAATCCTTATTTATCATCAATACAACAACAACAAGGTTTAACAGATTTTAGAGTAATAATGAATGAATCAAATAATACTCCTAATGTAATAGATAATAATCAATTAGTAGGTCAAATTTATTTACAACCAACAAAAACAGTTGAATTTATTGTATTAGATTTTAATATTTTACCTACAGGGGCAACATTTCCTTCATAACAATACATTTTAAAAAAAAGATTCAATATTTATAATAAAAAAATAAAATGGCAAATTTTACAGTATCCCCAGGTGTAACAACTAATGAATTAGATCAAACATTTTTATCGGGACAACCATTACTTCCTGGAGCCGCTATAATAGGCCCAACAGTTAAAGGTCCTTACGAAACCCCAACTTTAGTAACTTCTTATTCAGATTTTCAAACTAAATTTGGAGATTCTTTTGTTTCTGGTGGTGTTGATTATTCATATTTAACATCAATTGCGGCCTATAATTATTTTAATTATGGTGGAAAACTTTTAACAGTAGCTAGAGTAGCAAGTGGATCATTTACCTCAGCTACTGCTAATATTTCTAATACAATTAGTAGTGTAGGCGGTGTTTTTTCAACCGCTTCAATAGAAATATCCTCTAGTTATACAGCATCATCTGCTGGTCAAATAGGAGGAGGTGTATTAAAAATTAGTGTTCCTTCAATTGGTTCTACATATACAGATTATTGGTTACAACATTCTATTTATGTTGGAGCTAATTCTTATTATGATGCGGCAATTAATATAGGATATATTAGTATGTCTGCCCAACCAACTTTAAATGAGTTTGGTACTTTAATAGCTGGTTTTATTAATTCACCTACAAACTATCAATATAACCCAACCCAAACCCCAACTGAAATTAATCAATTATTTTCAGCATCCTTTAACACATCAACAAAAGTACTTTCAATATTTCCAAAACTATCATCTTCATTATATAATGGTACTACTATTAGAATGGGAGCAAAACCTGGAAATTATATTTGGGGAGGAGCAGCAGATGATAATTTTGTATCTAGTTCAATAATGGCAAATGGTTCTGATGGTGTATCTTCAACAGCATTTACTTTAGAAACAATTTCACAAGGAATTATTATGAATAATTCCGGATCCGAAACTTCTGGATCTTTAGATAGTGGTTCAAGAGATAATATACGATTTGAAATTACTAATGTAAATACAGGATCAGGTACATTTAATGTATTAATTAGACAAGGAAATGATACAACAAGTAACAAAAATATACTTGAATCATTTAATAATGTTAATTTAGATCCAAATTCTTTTCGTTATATCTCTACAATAATTGGTGATCAAAAACAATCATATAATTCTACTACTAATCAAATAACTTTAACAGGAGATTATAGTAATAATTCTAATTATGTACGAGTTAAATCAGTTAATTATTCAACTCCAACATATTTAAATTCAAACGGAACTATTTCAAATGCCTCATATACAGGATCTTTACCAGCAAATGGAAGTGGTTCATTTGGTTCAGCTACAGGCACAATTGCAGCAAATGTAGGAGCATCAATGTATGACTTAATAAGCACAACAACACAAGGATTAGCAGGATCTGATTATAATAATATGATTACTTTATTTTCTAATAAAGATTTATTTCAATTTAATTTATTATTTACCCCAGGATTATTACATAGTAAACATCCTACTCAAGTTAACACAATTGTTTCAAATACTCAAAATAGAGGAGATAATTTATATGTGCTAGATTTAATTGATTATAGTAGTACTGTTGCAACAACAGTAACACAAGCATCAGGTATAAATAATTCATTTGCAGCAACATATTGGCCTTGGGTAAAAATACTAGACCCAGCAACAGGAAAACAAATTTGGTCTCCAGCATCAACAGTAATTCCCGGAGTATATGCATTTAACGATAAAATAGCAGCTCCATGGTTTGCTCCAGCAGGTATTAATCGTGGTGGTTTATCTACAGTATTAAGAGCTGAACAATTATTAAATCAAGCTAATAAAGATATATTATATAGTAATAATATAAATCCATTAGCTACATTACCTAAAAATGGTGTTGTAGTATTTGGACAAAAAACATTACAAAAAGAAGCATCTGCTCTTGACCGTGTAAATGTAAGACGTTTATTACTTGAATTAAAAACATATATTCGTCAAATTGCAGATACAGTATTATTTGAGCAAAATACAATATCAACAAGAAATTCATTTTTAGCTAAAGTTACTCCATATTTAGAAAATATCCAACAAAAACAAGGATTATATGCTTTTAAAGTAGTAATGGATGAATCAAATAACGGACCCGCAGTAATTGATCAAAATCAATTAATAGGCCAAATTTATGTTCAACCAACAAGAACAGCAGAATTTATTTCATTAGATTTTATCTTATTACCAACAGGAGCTGAATTTCCGGGTTAAAAATAAAAAAATAGAATATTTATAATAAAACAAAAATAAAACAAAAATAAAATGGCAATTTTAAACCCAAACGAAATTTTTTACACTGCATTTGAACCAAAACAAACAAATCGCTTTATCCTTTATATGGATGGCATTCCATCATTTTTAGTAAAAGGTGTGGGAGGAATAAATATAGCTCAAAACGCAGTTGCTCTTAATCACATTAACGTTCAACGTTATGTAAAAGGAAAAACTACTTGGGGTGCAATTACAATGACTTTATATGAATCTATAACTCCTTCTGGAGCACAAGCTGTAATGGAATGGGTACGTTTAGGTCACGAATCTGTAACTGGTAGAGATGGTTATTCTGATTTTTATAAAAAAGATTTAACATTTAATGTACTTGGCCCTGTTGGAGACATTGTTTCAGAATGGATAATTAAAGGAGCCGTAATAACAAGTGCTGCCTTTGGAGATTACAATTGGGATGATGACGGATCAATAGTAAATATTACCTTAGAAGTACAACCAGATTATTGCATTTTAAATTTTTAAAATTAATATTAAAAATAATTATATAAGCTTCAACGTTTTCGTTGGAGCTTTTATTTTTTTATTGTATATTATCACATTAACACGTTAATTAAACTATATCTACCCATATTTATAACATATATCACAACATGAAATTAAATAATTTACGTGCGCTAGTAAAAGAAACATTAAACCACCGTTTAACTGAGGAATATCAAGATAAGTTTAAAATGATAGGTATGCTTATCACAAATATTGACTTAAGACCACAAAAAGAAATATATTCAGATATCCGTTCAATCCCAGGTATTACAGTTATATCATCTAAAGAACCTTTAGAATTTAATCAACAAGATCAATCAAAATTTTTAAATGGATTATTTTCTTGTCCTCCTAATTTATTGTAACTTTCTTCAATTTCTTTTAAAAGTTTCTTTATTTGTTTAAGTTTTTCTAGATCTAAAGCCATTTGTTATATTTTGTTATAAATATTAAATATTAGTATTTTTTATTTATATTTTGCAGGTTGTTGATTTTGTTGAGATATTTTAGAAAATTCAGAAGTATTAACTTTACCATTAGAATCAATCATTGTTTTATTACCTTTTTTTCCTTTATTTTTATATGCTTGCTTTTCTTCCTCATAATGTTGATGGATCTGATGAAAAGTAAAACGGCGAAGCCAAATTGGCATATTGTAAACAGTATGCCAATCATATCCACCTTTACCATAAAAAATGATTTGATGTATTTGAGTAAATAAAGCTGATCTAGACTCTGATATAGTGTTAGAAGTCAGGCCAAAAAAACTTAACCCCAATTGGAATATTGATTCTATCACTAAATTCGTCGGGAAAAAAAGTTAGATCAACATCGGGTTGAATCTTACGAATGTATTCTCTTAATGCCCGAGAATCTTGGGCTAAAAGATAATTATCAACAAATTCTCTAATAATTTTTTTATCTTTTTCTCCATTAACTGAAGTAATAAGATATTTTAAGCGAGTTGAAAGTTCTGGAGAGTTATCTTTATTAATTTTTTTAAGTCCTTCTAGCTCACGATTAATATCTTGTTCATCTTTATGGGTTAAAAGTTTAAATGTAATATTATTGCCCGATTTAGGGAGTAAAAAAGGAAAATCATTAATATGATTTTCAAATAATTCTTTATCAATTTCTTTATTTTCTAAAGTAGTTAAATCAACTGTAAATTCTTCCCCTAAATATTCAAATTTATATTCAGATCCATATCCTAAAATACGGGCGGCTACCATTATAGCATTTTTATCACCAATTAATAAGTCATCATAATTAATTTTAGATACTATTACTGATTTTATAAGTTTATCTAAAACTGTACCATTTTTAATATAAGATTGGTTGGTTAGAATATCTTCTTCATGAGCAGTCATATACTTAATCTCAAGTGTACCTTTTGCTAATTCAGAATCTTTAGGGTAAAGTAAGCCTTTAGAGGGTAATTCAATTGTTTCTGTAGGTAATTTAAATTTTTCGTCCATAATTTTTATTTAACATAATTTTTATTTAATATAACTTTATTTGTCTTATATACATATATTAAAGAGTAGTAATATTATCAGGATTTACATTAAATGATAAAACTCCTTCTACTTTTAATATTTCTTTGCGTATT